TGAAGTCGAAATAGATATACATAAATTTAATATTGAATTATTAAATGGTTATGAAATGAGTCCAGGGGAGTTAATGTGTATTGACTTTATGATAGAGGAATAATACAGATATTAATCTTTAGGAAAGGGGGTTAATGTTTGTTTAAAGTATCAGAAGGATTTAAGAAAGAAATAAATAAGTTACAAGGAAGAAAGTTTAATGCTAAGGCTATTATAAGAGATAGAGAATACGGTGGAAATCAAATATATGAAATGAACTTAGAGGAATCAGTTAATCCTAGTGATAACTTTTCTATAGGTACTGTTTGTTCTAATACTTTTGAGATTAAATTAATTAATACAGGAGATATATTTGATAATGCTATTGTAAAACCATATGTAGGATTATATATAGGAGATGATATAGAATATATACCTTTAGGTGTATTTACTGTAATTAAGACTAGCGTAAAAGGAAAATTTATAAATCTTGAGTGTGTAGATAATATGATAGGTTTAGAAAAAGTATATTTTTCAGATTTATCTTATCCAGCAGATATAAACGATATTGCTAAAGAAATATGTAAAAAAGCAGGTGTTAATTTAGCCAGTAAACTACCTAGTTATAGAGTTAATAAAATAGAGGGATATTCATTAAGGGAAGCTATAGGATTTATAGCTTCCCTTTGTGGTTCATTTGCTAGATTTAATAGGATAGGTGACTTAGAAATTAGAGGTTATGAGGTAGTAAAACAGGAAATGACACCTCATAATTTATTTAAGCTAGATATTGAAGCTAATGAGTACATTATAAAAAAAGTAACAGCCAAAAAAGGGCAAGAAGAATTAAGCGCTGGTACAGATGAAGGAAATAAAATTGTATTTAATAATCCAATAATAACTAAAGAAATTTTAAGTG